ATATGCGTTAGTGCGTACCTATTACTGTATCAAACTCCGATTTTAAAAGTCAATAAATCTTTGCGCTTGACATTTATTTTTGTTATGTTCCTAGTAGTACAAAGATTATAAACCACGGAACACGGACCAAGGAGCAAACAATGGCAACAAAACCAACAGCCGCTAGAGGTAAAACAACAACAAAAAATAAAATAAATTCAAATCCTGATGCAGTTCAATCTACTAAGAAATTAAAAGAAGAATCAGATGTAAAAAAACTTGAAAAATTTACTACAGGATTAGCAGGACTAGCACCTAATCAATTAGATGGAAAACTTAGAAGGCTATTAAAATCAATAAAAGGACCTAAAACAAAAAATCCAAACCCTGATACAATAAAATCTACTAAGAAATTAAAAGAAGAGTCAGATATTAAGAGATTAAGTAAATTTACTAAACCTCCAGTAAAAGGACCAGAAGGACCAAAAAAGCCTACACTAAGAGGACGCTTTTTAGCCGAAGGAAAAGCACCTGTAGAAAAGAAAAAAGGTGGAGAAGTCAAAAAGAAATCTAAAAAATCTGGTAAACTAGCTTTAAGAGGATACGGTAAGTCTAGGTAAAATTATGCCTGTAACATTTAAAAGAGGTGAGGCGACAAGAAAGTTTAGTCCAGGTCCTCCACGTGACGCTAGAAAACTTCAAAACCTTCCTGCACCTCCAAAAAGTAGTCAAAGCCCAAGTTCAAAGGCTATGCAAACTAGCGGTGGTTATCTACCTGCAAATTTTCAAAACAAAAAAAGTTCTTTTACGGATGGTATACAATCCTTTTTTGATAAAGGTAGAGCCGAAAATCAAATTACAGGTAATGATTTTGTTTCTGACTTAAAAAAATCATCTCAATTTTTATATGCTCAACATCCTTACGCTCAAGAATTAAAAAAGAAATACAATTTAGAGGACGATGACATTATTAATCTACGTATTGGAGTGACTCAACCCGGTCACAGTAACAAAATTAGTCAAGTATACGCAAATAAAGTTATACCAACCATGCAAAATAATCTTGCACCAGGATTTCGAGGCGATGTGATGAACGCTTTTGAAAAAGGTATGAAGATGTCTGACCCCTTTAATCCTTATCCTGAAGATACCTTCATGGGTAGACTTACAAAAAGTTTTCAAAGTTCACCTTTTTCATTATTAACAAACGCTTTTGGAGGTAGTGATCGAGGACAACCAGGATATTACTTCGCACAAAATGAGTATAAAGATAGTATGCCTAGTGATGACTATAAAACTTTTGCAGCATCTATTGCTAATAATCCTGAGTTGTATGAAGCAATGATGGCAACACCTTTAATGAAACAATATGCGGTTGATCAGTATGCTTATGATGTACAGCGTACAAATCCAATGAAAAAAGATAATGGTATTATGGATATACCTGTTGTAGAGCCTGCGCCGTATGATTTTGTGAGAGATAATCCTTTTTTTAATTGATGTCTTTTAAATCGACTTCAGCTATTTCTGTAATCTTCTTGATCATCCCTCTAGGGACCGTGGTCCCCCGACCAAAAGTTTTCGATGATGGTATCCAATCCGCAACAACAGTAACAGAGTCTTTCTCTTCTTTTAAGATTAACCCAAAACTCCAAACAAGGGGCGGTGGTTCAAGGTCTTTGATGTCTTCTTGTTCGTACCAACCAGTCTGATGTTCAATAGTATCGTCCCAGTCAATCCTTACCAATTTCATGTAAATCACTATATATATTATTCTACACAAATTAAATCTAAAACCGTCCGAAAACAACAAAATCGGTTTACATATTTACAATATAGTAAAAATATATATATATCGCGGGTTCCCTCTGTAAATAAGTTGTCATCTCGTTGTAAACGGATCGCTTTTGGTTTACACAATTTGTTGAAAAATAAGGCTTTTTGGAGGGTCTTCAGTTAAAAAATGGAAAAAACTATGTCAAAAAAACAGGAAAAAATGCTCGAATTAACCCCAAAACAGCAGAAATTTGTCGATATTTTCATCGAAAAAGGGCATTTGCAGAGTGCAAAACAGTGCGCAATTGATGCTGGATACGCTGAAAGTGGTGCTACTGTCAACGCAAGCCAGTTACAAAACCCTAAATACTACCCACATGTTGTTGCAGAAATGGATAGAAGGCGTGCCGAGTTGGCCCGTAGATACTCCATTACCTATAAATCACATGTGCAAAAACTAGCAGAACTCAGAGACTCAGCAGAAGCAGCTGGTAACTACACAGGAGCTATTGCCGCCGAAAAGTACCGAGGTATGGTGGCTGGCTTATATATTGACAGAAAAGAAATTATGCATGGCACGATTGATCAAATGTCGGTAGGAGAGGTAGAGGATAAATTAATTGAACTTAGAAAAAAACTATCCATTCAAGGAGACTATGAAGTTATTGAACAAGACGCATCTGAAGGGTCACTTATCGGAGAGCATCGCGATGACTTACCTACTGAAGAAGGGGAATTTAGTCTTCAAGACGATACATGATACTGGTTGTGTAGATATTGTTGCCATTGATAAACGTGGAAAAGTACATTTGTATGATGTCAAGACAGCTGCAAAATATCAAAATGGTAAGAAAAAAGGCAGACAAATTAATAGAATATTAACTTCATTACAAAAGAAACTCAGAGTTGAGTTATTGATGGTGGACTTAGAGGAAGAAAGGTGCTGGGTAATCAAGCATGGCGGAAGAGAAGAATCTTTATAAACAATTAAAAAATAACACAAAATCAGTCATTTGGACAAGAATTGAAACATCAACAGGACTGGGTGTGCCTGACTTATTTGGTTTTTACAGACGTGGCTTTTGGTTAGAGCTTAAACAAATAATCAATAACAAGCTTAACTTCTCAGCGCATCAAATTGCGTGGATTCACAGGCATTATTCTGCGGGCTGTCCCGTGTTCGTACTTGCCAGAGACCCTCTTTCGAAGGGGGCCAAATTATTCTCAGGGTCCATTGTTCGTGATCCATGCTCCATTAGCGATAAGTCTCCATTATGCTCCATCACACGATCGACCACAAACCCCGGATGGGATCAGTTGCTGCATATGCTGGCAGCCTGGACTCCTGACAGCAGGACAAGTACCAAGCTCCACTGAATCTCCATTCTCCATCAGCCAACCACTAACTCTATCCCTAGGTCTTAACAGAGCTACCTGCAGCCAGTCCCGCCAGGATGGCTGTGATAGTTGACAGCAGGAGTACATTGTGCTACTGGATAAGTCTTCCTTCTTTGTTTAAGTTAGCCAAACATAAACAAACGGCGACTCGGCAACGGGTCGCCATCCAAATCTCCATTCTCCATTACCAAAACCAAGCTGACCTTTGGGTAGTAGTTAAGGTCCTGAGCTGTGTCCAGTCCCGGCAGTTGACTGTCTGGTTGACAGCAGGAGTTTAAAAAAGTTTTGTTTTACCTCTTGACATCCTAACTAATTAGGACTATATATAGTACAAGGTATGTGTCTCCCGATCCACACTGCTTGATTAGTAAAGAATTCAAGAACAACAGGCGGGTCATCACTTAATCCCTGTGGCAAGTGGAGGATGCGCAGGGAGCCTTAAACAAAGGAGAAAGAAAATGAATTACCATTTCAAGCACATCGAATACAGATTATTATTTCAACACGGCTGGGACCGTTGTCCCTGGTTTGTGAGCTGGAAGGAGAAGCCTGATGCCAGTTGAGTTTAAACAAGACTCCATCAAGGAATGGATCACAAGCAACCTGGATGAGGGTACCATCTCTGACGTTGTCCTGAACGGCTGCCAGGGTGGCACAATAGGTGAGCTGATATACTATGCAGACACGAATGCGTTTTATGAAAAGTACCAAGAGGAGATTTGGCAGATGTTGTGGGACTCGTACTCTGACTGTGGCTCTGATTCTATTCTCCATTTTATAGAAACCTTTAACGGATCCAGTGGCGTGGCATCAGACCTGCAGTTTAGAAACCTGCTGGCGTGGTACGCTGCGGAAGAAGTGTGTCGCCAAATCATGAGCGATAAAGAATCGAAGGAGTGCTTTGATGAAATAAGTACAGCTCTCCATCAAGAAAGGTCAGCTGAGTAGTTGCCTGTATTTATTTTTTATTTGGCAAGCACTGTGCTGGTGGTTTCGTTTGTCGTGGTCTCCATCACACGCTTGCCCATGGGATTCGGATGGTACTTGGGGCAGATGATGCTGGCAGGAGCTGCAGTCCTGACGGGGAAGATTGTGTTCGCAGTCCTGTCCGTGGTTCTCCATTCTCCATTACATTAAACGAACTAAGAGTAGATACTGCTTGGTAAAGCAGGAGCTGTCCCCGGGCCACTGCCTGACAGCAAAGCCTGTGAGTGGCGGAAAAAGTTATCCACAACTTAATTAAATAATTACTTGCAATTAGTTAGGATATGATTATATTTAATATATGAAACAAAGTGAAAGATTCATCGAAGTAATAAAAGTAGATGTCTTAGCATATGTGAGTAGCTTTGTTTCATGTGCTTTATAAGGAGGCAACATGAACAAGAAGAAGGAA